GTTTATATTCTCTTTTTATCCCAATGGAGTGGAACTACGAAGGATTTATTGATGAGCACGGAAGCCCAGTCTTCGATACTCCGGATCATGACGTCTTCGATCCACATGGAGAGTTAATAGATATAGGTGTTGTAAATAGTTGGCAAAACGAAGCTGATGGTTTAAAAGGAGATCAAGATGCGCTAAACGAATTTTACAGACAGTTTCCAAGAACTACTGAGCACGCGTTTAGAGATGAAACAAAAAATAGTATATTTAACTTAGTTAAATTATACGAACAAATAGATTACAACGAAGATCTTTCTACAACTTTACCTATAACAACTGGTAATTTTCAATGGGTTAATGGAGTAAAAGACTCTACAGTAATATTTTATCCAGATCCAAAAGGTCGATTTAAATTAAGTTGGGTACCGCCACAACATTTACAAAACAAAGTTGTAATTAAAAATGGTATTAAATACCCAGGTAACGAGCACATGGGTGCTTTTGGTTGTGACAGCTACGATATATCAGGAACTGTTGATGGTTTAGGTTCTAAAGGTGCGCTTCACGGATTAACTAAATTTAGTATGGAAGAAGTTCCTTCTAATATGATATTTTTAGAATACCTAGCAAGACCACAAACCGCAGAGATATTCTTTGAAGACGTTCTAATGGCATTAGTATTTTATGGGATGCCTATACTTGCAGAAAACAATAAACCTCGTCTACTGTATTATTTAAGAAGGCGTGGTTATAGGGGTTTTAGTATGAATAGACCTGATAAAGTGTGGAACAAACTATCTACAGCAGAAAAAGAAGTAGGTGGAATACCAAACTCAAGTGAAGATATAAAACAAGCTCACGCGGCTGCAATTGAAATGTATATACAAGATCACGTAGGTTTAAAGCAAAATGGTAATTATGGTAACATGTATTTCAACGACTTGCTTAACGACTGGGCTAAGTTTGATATAAACAAAAGAACAAAGTTTGACGCTGCTATTAGCTCAGGGTTAGCAATTATGGCTTGCAACAGGCATCTTTACAGACCAAACGCACCAACACAAAGACCTAAACTAAACATAAGTATTGCTAGATATAAAAACACAGGTAATACATCTAAATTAATTAAAGAATAAATATGGCAGAGTCTGTTATAAAAAGTTATTTTCCTTCTCAAGTCGTTAGTGATAACGAAAAACAAACTGTCGAATATGGTTTGAAAGTAGCAAAAGCTATTGAGCACGAGTGGTTTAATGTTGATAGAGGTTCTAACAAGTATAGAACTAATCAAAATAATTTTCACAAATTAAGGTTGTATGCTAGGGGAGAACAAGCAATACAAAAATACAAAGATGAATTATCTATAAATGGTGATTTATCTTATTTAAATTTAGACTGGAAACCAGTACCTATTATACCTAAGTTTGTAGACATAGTGGTAAACGGTATTGCAGAAAGAACATTTGATATAAAAGCTTATTCGCAAGACCCATACGGCGTGGGTAAAAGAACTGAGTATATGGAAAATATACTTGAAGATATGATAACTAAAGATTATAAATCATTAGTTGCAAGCCAAACTGGTATTGATTTATACAAAAGCGATATAGAAACTTTGCCAGAAACTCAAGAAGAGCTTGATCTTCATATGCAATTAACTTACAAGCAAGCCGTTGAACTTGCAGAAGAGCAAGCTTTAAATGTTTTGCTAGAAGGAAATAGATACGAGTTAACTAAAAAAAGGTTTTATTACGACTTAACTGTTTTAGGTATTGGAGCTGTAAAAACTTCTTTTAACACTTCTCAAGGCGTTGTAGTTGATTATGTAGACCCTGTAGATTTAGTTTATTCTTATACAGAGTCACCTTATTTTGAAGATATATATTATATAGGAGAAGTAAAAACAATACCTATAAATGAATTAATTAAGCAATTTCCTAACTTGTCAGGTGAAGAGCTAGAAGATATAGTTAAAAACAAAAACTACAAGCAACAAAACTACAACCAAAGTGGTTCTAATGCAAAAGAAGAAGATAATAATAAAGTGCAAGTTTTATATTTTAATTATAAAACATATATGAACCAGGTTTATAAAATAAAACAAACTGGTAGTGGCGCTGAAAAAGCAATACAAAAAGACGACACTTTTGATCCACCAAAAAACCTTGATGGTAGTTTTGAAAAACTTGCTACGCAACTAGAGGTTCTTTACGACGGTGCTATTATACTTGGAACTGAAAAGTTATTAAAATGGCAAATGGCTGAAAACATGATGAGGCCTAAAAGTGATTACACTAAAGTTAAAATGAACTACAGTGTAGTTGCTCCTAGAATGTACAAAGGTAGAATCGAAAGTTTAGTAAGTAGAATAACAGGCTTTGCCGACATGATACAACTTACACATTTAAAATTACAACAAGTTATGTCACGTATGGTTCCTGACGGTATATACTTAGATGCTGATGGTTTAGCTGAAATAGATTTAGGTAACGGAACAAATTATAATCCACAAGAAGCTTTAAACATGTTTTTCCAAACAGGTAGTATAATTGGTAGATCATTTACTTCTGATGGAGATATGAACCCGGGTAAAGTACCAATACAAGAAATACAGTCTGGTAATGGTGGTGCTAAAATGCAAAGTTTAATAGGTACATACAACTATTATTTACAAATGATAAGAGATGTAACAGGGCTTAATGAAGCTAGAGATGCTGCAACACCAGATAAAAATGCTTTAGTTGGTGTTCAAAAATTAGCTGCAGCAAATAGTAACACAGCAACAAGACATATATTACAAGCTGGTTTATTTTTAACTCAAGATACAGCTGAAGCTCTTTCGTTGAGAATATCTGATATACTTGAGTACTCACCAACAAAAGAAGCTTTTATTCAACAAATAGGAGCTCATAACGTCGGTACTTTAGAAGATTTAAAAGAATTACATTTGTATGATTTTGGTATATTTTTAGAGCTAATGCCTGACGAGGAAGAAAAAGCTATGCTTGAAAATAATATTCAAATGGCTTTACAACAACAACTTATAGAGTTAGCTGACGCTATTGATCTTAGAGAAATTAAAAATATAAAACTAGCTAATCAGTTGTTAAAAATACGTAGGGCTAAAAAGCTAGCTAAAGACCAGCAAATGCAACAGCAGAATATTCAAGCTCAAGCCCAAGCAAACGCTCAAACTCAACAAATGGCAGCTCAAATGGAAACTCAAAAAGAGCAAGCAAAAACCTCTGCACAAGGTCAGTTAGAAAGCTTAAAAGCAAATCTTGATAGTCAAAAAATGCTGCAAGAAGCTGAAATTAAAAAACAACTAATGCAGATTGAGTTTAATTACAATATGCAGTTAAGATCGATGGACGTTGAAAATAAAAAAACAAACGAAAAAGAAAAAGAAGATCGTAAGGACGAAAGAACAAAAATACAAGCTACTCAACAAAGTGAAATGATAGACCAAAGAAATAGTGGAAAACCACCTAAAAACTTTGAGTCTGCAGGTAATGATATACTAGGTGGTGGATTTGATTTAGGTTCTTTTGATCCTAGATAACAATTATTAATTATTATATTATATTATGGAAGAAAACGTAGAAAACGTAGTTGAAGAAACTACACAAACAACTGAACAACCAGTTGAAGAAACTAAAAAACCAAACCTTAATGAAGACGGCGATTACGTTGTTAATTTAAATAAACCAGAAGAAAATGAAGTTAAAGAAGACAACCCTGACAACGAGGGAGTGGTTGGAGTCGATGAAGATGCCAATGCCACAGAAAAACAAGAAGAAATACAACAGGAAGCTGAAACACAAGAAGCCTCAGTATTAGAAGAAGTTACTGAGGAAGAAGTTAAAGAGCAGGCAGAAGAACTAACCGAAGAGGTTGAAGAAGCTGTTGCTAAAGCTGAAGAAACCGGTAAAGCAATACCAGAAAATTTACAAAAAGTTGTAGATTTTATGGAAGAAACCGGAGGTACTTTAGAGGATTATGTAAGACTTAACCAAGACTTTACAAGTTATGATGACATGACAGTTCTTAGAGAGTACTATAAACAAACAAAATCTCACTTAACAACTGATGAAGTAGAATTTTTAATTGACGATAGTTTTTCGTTTGACGAAGAAGTTGATGAAGAAAGAGATATAAAAAAGAAAAAAATAGCGTTAAAAGAGCAAGTTGCCAGCGCTAAAGCCTACTTGGACGGGCAAAAGTCCAAATACTATGAAGAAATTAAAGCTGGTTCTAGGTTAACTACCGAACAACAAAAAGCTGTAAACTTCTTTAATAGATACAACAAAGAGTCAGAAGAAACTCAAAAAATAGCTAAAAAACAAACTGATACTTTTTTAAATAAAACTAATAATGTTTTTAACGATAAATTCAAAGGTTTTGAATACAGCGTCGGCGATAAAAAGTATAGGTTTAATGTGAAAAATGCTAACGAGATTAAAACAAACCAAAGTGATATTAATAATTTTGTCAAAAAGTTTTTGAACGAAAATAACGAAATGTCAGATGCCAAAGGTTATCATAAATCTTTATTTACAGCAATGAACCCTGATGCTATTGCAAATCATTTTTACCAACAAGGAAAAGCTGATGCTTTAAAAGATAGTGTAGCAAATGCTAAAAACGTAAGTATGGATCCTAGAAAATCTTTTTCAAACGATAATACAAGCGGTCCAAAAGTAAGAGTGATTAGCGATGATTCTCCTAGCTTTAAGTTTAAAATTAAAAATAAATAATAAATTTAAAAAAACAAAATTATGGCAATTACATTAGGGCCTAACCTAAATGCTGTGGCATCCCCACAGAAATTAGCATTAGCCCAAAACTATATTGATTTTACTGCTGACGCAACTGGAGGTTGGGCTCAGCAATATTTACCAGACCTATTAGAAAAAGAAGCTGAAGTATTTGGAAGTAGAACTATTTCAGGTTTCTTAGCTCAAATAGGTGCTGAAGAAGCGATGTCTTCTGACCAAGTTGTTTGGTCTGAGCAAGGTCGTTTACATTTATCTTACCAAGGTAAATTAGCAGACGTTTCTGCTTCTCAATTTGAAGTTTTAACTGATATTGATGGAAACGTAGCTAACGATGGTTTTACACTAGCTAACCACGGTGTTAGAGTTGGTGATATGGTATTAGTATCTACAGCTGCTCACACTGCTGTTTGTCAAGTTACTGTTGTTAGTGGTGTTACTATTACAGCTTTACCTTACACTGGTGCTGGTGACCATATGGACGAGGTTGGATTTGGTACTGTTGATGATGTTGCAGCAACTATATTAGTATTTGGTTCTGAATTTGGAAAAGGTACTAGTAACCAAACTACTTCTAACAGCCCAGTATTTAAGTCTTACTCAAACAAGCCAATTATAATGAAAGATATGTACGAAGTTAACGGTTCTGACATGTCTCAAATTGGTTGGGTTGAAGTTACTGGTGAAGAAGGACAAAACGGTTACATGTGGTACTTAAAAGCTGAAGGTGATACTAGAGCTCGTTTTGCTGACTACTTAGAAATGTCTATGTTAGAGTCAGTTAAAGTTGGGGCTAACACTGGTGTTGGTTCTTCTACAACTGGTACTGAAGGGTTGTTTGCAGCTATCGAAGATAGAGGTCACATAACTACAGGCGTATCTGGTGTTAACGCTGCTACTGATTTAGCTGAATTTGACGCTATTTTAGCTAAGTTTGACCAACAAGGTGCTATTGAAGAAAATATGTTATTTGTAAACAGAGCTACGTCTCTTGCTTTTGATGATATGTTAGCTTCAATGAATTCTTACGGCGCTGGTGGTACATCATACGGTGTATTTAGCAACTCTGAAGATATGGCATTAAATTTAGGTTTCTCTGGTTTCAGACGTGGATCTTACGATTTCTACAAATCTGATATGAGATATTTAAATGATAAAGCTACTAGAGGAGCAATAAACACTAGAGATGCGGTTAATGCTATTAGAGGTGTTATTGTACCAGCTGGTACTTCTACTGTTTATGATGGTACTTTAGGTAAAAACCTAAAAAGACCGTTTTTACATGTTAGATATAGAGCTTCTCAAGCAGAAAGCAGAAAAATGAAAACTTGGATCACTGGATCTGTTGGAGGTAACATTACTTCTGATTTAGATGCAATGACAGTTAACTATTTATCTGAAAGATGTTTAGTTGTACAAGGTGCTAACAATTTCATGTTAATGAAATAAGCATTATTACTTAAGGATCGAGGCTTCGGCCTCGACCCTTTATTTTATTAATTTATATTATATTATATTATGGCAAAAAAACAAGAAAAAGCCTCATACCAAGGAGATCCTGGTGATGAGCATGTAGAAAAAGTAACAAAAAAAGTAGAATCTTTAAAACCAACGTGGGAAATAAAAGATAGAACTTATTTATTGACAGGTGGTAAAAGCCCTTTAACTTATACAATAAAAAGTACTGGTATTTATTATTTTGATCAAGAAAAAGGTTATGAAAGAGAGTTAAAATACACTAGAAATCAAAAAACACCTTTTGTAGATGAGTTTCCAGAAGGTTCTCAACAAAGATTAGATCATATAGTGTTTTCAAATGGAGTTTTATTTGTAGAAAAAGAAAAAACAACTTTACAAAAACTTCTTTCTTTATATCACCCACACAAAGGTAAACTTTACGAAGAATTAGATAAGAAAGCAGTTGCAAAAACAGAAGTTGAAGAGCTAGAATTTGAAATCGAAGCGCTAAACATGGCTATGAACATGGATATTGACATGGCTGAAGCGATTATGCGTGTAGAAATTGGTTCTAGAGTTGCTCAGATGAGTTCTAAGGAACTTAAAAGAGATTTGTTATTATATGCTAAAAACAATCCACAATTGTTTGTAGAGTTAGCTAATGATGATAATGTTGTTCTTAGAAATTTTGGTATAAAAGCCACTGAAATGGGTATACTAAATCTTTCGCAAGATCAAAGAACTTTTACTTGGGGTTCTAATGATAGAAAACTAATGAGTGTTCCTTTTGATGAACATCCATATTCTGCTTTAGCTTCTTGGTTTAAGACTGATGAAGGTATGCAAATCTATTCAAATATAGAAAAACAATTAAAATAATCAAACTGTAGAAGCGGTCGCTCTACGGAGCGATCGTAAACTACAATAAAAAAATTATGGCGGTAAACGTAGACAAAATATATCAAAGAGTGTTAGCAATAGCTAACAAAGAGCAAAGAGGCTATATAACACCTCAAGAGTTTAATTTATTTGCCAACCAAGCTCAAATGCAAATATTTGAGCAATATTTTTATGACATAAACCAGTTTGGTAGAGCACCTGGAAACACAACTCCATACTCAGATATGTTAGAAATATTAGATGAAAAAATATCAGAGCTATCATGCTCTTTTTACAGTTTAACAGATGGCGCTTATCAAAGCTACGCTACAGGTACAAAAGGAACTGCTCAAGTGCTGCCAGCTGACCTGTATAGATTAGGTACCGTTTGGTATTACTGGGATAATGATTATATTGAAGCAGAGTATATACCGCAAAATGAGTTTAGATATTATGCAAACTCTTCTTTAGCAAGACCTGCTAACGACCAACCTGTTTATACTAGAGACAAAGATGGTATAAAAGTATGGGGTCAAAACACTACTACAGCTCGTATAATACAAAGAAATACAAACGTTTTTATAGATTACGTTAAAACACCTGGTTATGGTGCAGATGCTGTAAACTGGGGTTACACAGAGATAAACGGAGCTGCACTTTACAACGCTACAAGTTCAAAAGATTTTCAATTACATGTTTCTGAAGAAGTTGAGTTAGTTAATAAAATATTACAATTAGCAGGAGTTGCTATAAAAGATCCTACTATTACTCAGACTGGAGCACAACAAGACGCTATGAAAGTTCAACAAGAAAAAATATAATAAATGGGATTATTTACGCAAGAACAAAAAAGATATTATACTAAAATACAGACTATAAATCAACAAGCTAGTGGTTTAACACAGCTTAGTACATTTGATTTATTAAACCCATTACCACCAACATCAAACGACCCTACTATTGATTCGTATAACACGGATATGATTGTAAAGGTAAATGGTGTTGTATTAAGCAATATAAACTACTCTTATATAAAAGGAACACCTGAGATAGTATTTGGTAGAAAAAAATTAGCAATAAGAGCTTTAGCTGGTGTAGCTGTAGCTTCTGCTGGTGGAACATACGCTGTTACTGGTACAGCTATTGGTGATGTGGCTGGTTCTATTATAACTTTAGCAGCCGCAAATACAACAATGCAAGTTGGAGATATTATAGCTGTAACAAATGCTAACAACTCAACATCTTTTAGCACAACATCTTCTAGCAACGGTGCTGGAGAAGCAGTTTCAACAACAGAAAATATATCTATACTTAAAATAGCAGACGACAATATAACTGTAACACTTAACAAACCTGTTAGAATTGAAAACAGTATGTTTGTTTATTTCTTTAAATACAACTGGATAAGTGATATAACAAATACAGCGACAAGCAACTATAGCACTAACCACATACCTACAACACAAGTTTCAACTCAAGTTCCTCCTGGAGCTGTTATAGAAATATTTAACTCTCACAACAACGAAACTGGTAATTATCAAAATATATCATTAAAAGAAATTATAAACAACTTTATGGTTTCAATGGTTGGTCAAGGTAAGTTAATACCAAAAATAAAAAGAGCTGATGTAGCTTTTCACGCTAGAAGAGCACAACAAGAACTAAGCTACGACACTTATAAGTCTAACAAGTCACAAGAAATAGAAATACCTAGCTCTTTGACAATGTTGTTACCTCATGATTATGTAAACTATGTAAAATTATCGTGGAGCGATGCTTCTGGTGTTGAGCATGTTATATATCCTCAATCTAAAACAAGCAACCCCACAGCTATAACACAAGATACTAATGGTGCTTACACGTATAACTCTGATGGAACTTTAGCTACAACAGATTCAGACACGTGGTCAAAATACAAAACAAACACTCCTTCTGAAAACACAAAAGACAATCACAATTATGATAGTGATATATATGATTTAAACATGGGGCAAAGATATGGTGTTGATCCTTTACAAGCACAGGTTAATGGTTCGTTTTTTATAGATAATAATAAAGGTAACATACATTTTAGCTCTAACTTATCTGGAAAAACTGTAATACTTAAATATCTAAGCGATTCAATGGGTACGTTAGAAGAGATGGTTGTTCATAAGTATGCTGAAGAAGCAATGTACAAGTGTAT